TCAGTCGTGCAGGTGTTCGGCGGCGTGCAGGGTATTTTCCAGCAGGCAGGCGCGGGTCATCGGCCCGACGCCGCCCGGCACCGGGGTGATCCAGCTGGCGCGTTGTGCCGCCACCTCGTATTCCACGTCGCCGACCAGGCGGCCGTCGGCCTGGCGGTTGATGCCGACGTCGATGACGATGGCGCCTTCCTTGATCCACTCGCCCTTGACCAGTCCCGGCTTGCCGGCAGCGACCACCACCAGGTCGGCGCGCGACACATGGTCGGCCAGGTCGCGGGTGAAGCGGTGGGTCACGGTGACGGTGCAGCCACCCAGCAGCAACTCCAGAGCCATGGGGCGGCCGACGATGTTCGAGGCGCCGACCACGACCGCATCCATGCCGTACAGGTCGGCGCCGGTGCTGGCGAGCAGGGTCATGATGCCTTTCGGGGTGCAGGGGCGCAGGAGGGGCATGCGCTGGGCCAGGCGGCCGATGTTGTAGGGATGGAAACCGTCCACGTCCTTGTCCGGGTGGATGCGCTCCAGCAGCAGGGAGGCGTCCAGGTGGGCGGGCAGGGGTAGCTGGACCAGGATGCCGTCGATGGCGGGATCGTCGTTCAGGCGGTCGATCAGGGCCAGCAGGTCGTCCTGGCTGGTTTCGGCGGGAAGATCGTAGGCCTGGGAGAGAAAGCCGACTTCCTCGCAGTCCTTGCGCTTGTGCGCCACATAGACCTGAGAGGCCGGATCGGTGCCGACCAGGATCACCGCCAGGCCGGGAACGCGCAGGCCTTGCTGGCGGCGCTCGGTCACGCGTTGGGCTATCTGCTGGCGAAGGTTGGCGGCGATCGCTTTGCCGTCGATCAGTTGTGCGGTCATGTCGGAAGGGTAACCATCGAATCGGGTGGAAAAAGGACGCGCATTTTCGCATGGACGCCGCCCGGGGCAAAGGAGGCGACCCGCGGATTTGCCGTAACTCCTTTATATAGCTGAATTTTTTTAAAAAACCCGTTGACGGCCTTTCGCCCCCTGTATAACATGCGCCCCGCTTGCCGAGCACAGCCGGACGCAGGGTAAGAGGTAAAGCAAGTCGGTTGCTGACTTTGTGATTGCCAGAGCTTAAAGTTTGCGCTCAGCATTGAATGCAGATGAATAAAGCGCCCGTAGCTCAGCTGGATAGAGCATCCGCCTTCTAAGCGGATGGTCGCAGGTTCGAGTCCTGCCGGGTGCGCCATTCGGCGAATCGGCAAGAAGCAGGCGATGTTTTACCGCAAGTCGTAATATGGTGGGCGTAGCTCAGTTGGTAGAGCACAGGATTGTGGCTCCTGGTGTCGTGGGTTCGATTCCCATCGTCCACCCCATATTCCGAAGCGCCAGGCCCGGGGCCTGGCGTTTTCATTTCCAAGCAGTGTCCCGCGGACGTGGTGGAATTGGTAGACACACTGGATTTAGGTTCCAGCGCCGCAAGGCGTGAGAGTTCGAGTCTCTCCGTCCGCACCACCTTTTAAATCAAGTGTTTACGAGCTTCAGCGGCCCTCCATGTAGATGCGCTGGATTATCAACGTGAACAGAACGTGAAATGCGGCCTTCACGGACTTGATCAAGAACCCCAACAGCATCCCTTACTCTGGCCGGAGCAAGGTGGGCATATCGTTCAGTCATCGCGACTGTCGAGTGTCCGAGCAGATCCCGAACATCCGCCAACGGAACGCCGGCGCTTACCAGCCATGCCGCGCAGGTGTGGCGCAGGTCGTGAATCGTAAAGTCCACAATCTTCGCTGCCTGGCAGGCCTGCTTGAAGCCGGCCGATAGCGATACCACTCGATCACCATTGGCTCTGGCAAAAACCCAGGGGCATTCCGGACTGGTCTCTGATCTGAATGCCATTCGTCGCTTTAACGCTGCCATCGCACCTTCGTTGATCGGTATGCTCCGGCGCTTGCCTGCCTTCGTGTGGGATGCCTCCAAGTAGATCAGTCGATTGGCGAAATCCACTCTGCGCCACTCCAGGCCAAGCATTTCCTCCCGCCGGCATCCGGTGTTCACCGCTAGGCGGATGAAGTCCTCGAGCATCGGGCCAAACTTCTGGACGCGCGCGGCGCGGCACAGGGACTCGACCTCCGCCCTGGTCAGCCAACGATCACGTCCCTCGGCCTCGCGCATCTTCCGCCCCTTCACCGGGTTAGGAAGGGCCCACTCCAGTTCTGTGTTGCAGTGGTTGATCGCCGCGGACAGTGCGGCGAGTTCTCGGTTGATGGTTGCCGGGGATGCGCCGGCATCCAACCGATGCGCTCCATATCCCCGGATGTCCTGGCCCCCTAGATCGTTGACCACGCGTCCGGCAAAATACTCGCGCAGCGGCTTTATGCGGTGCACGGTCGTTTCGTAGCTGCGCTGATGCTGGCGAGCGTGCTGCAGGTACGGAATGATCACCTCCTCAAAGGTCCTGGGCGGATTCACGCCCATTTCCTTTTCCTTCCACGCTTTCGCGCGCTCCTGTTGCTCTAGTGCTTTCGCCGCCGAGTAGTCGGCAGTTCCAGAAGAGCGTCTAACAAGCTTTCCTGTTGCTGATTTGAAAGAGATCCACCAGTAGGCGGAGTCGTTTCTCTTGTACGGCATACTTCCTCCGGTACGCCGACCGCGTCGCGCATGCTAGCAGCGGCTTCCTCTTCAAGCATCTGTTCGAGCTTTTCCTTGTGGACCCGGATGGTCTTTTTGAACCTGACCACCGGGATCAGCTTTTCGTCCGCGTAGCGGTACGCGGTCCTGCGGCTCACGCCGAGAATGCCGGCGGCCGCCTCAACTGAAATCAAAGACATAGCGAGACCTTGGCCGATCAACGGCATCGGGTTGGCGGGTAGAATTCGCGGAGGCTTGGCCGGGCAGGGCGCCCGCATCGGGCAATATGGGGGTTAACTGCTCGGTCAGGCCTTCTGGTAGGATTTGAACGCCCAGCCGGGCGGGCCTCAGGAAGAGGCCCTAGTGGGCTCGGCTGGGCTACTTCGGTTGTTTCTGCTTGTTGCGGCGAGCGATGATCAGTTGCTTGGACGCCGTGGCAACTCCCTTTACAACGTCTTCCGGGAGAAGCGCCTCATTGCAGTGTGGGCAAAGCGGAGCCATCTTCGTGCTGCGCCACGCTTCGTCGATCACCTTGGCCGCACGGCTGCGGATTGCAAACTGCTCTGCCTCATGCAACTCTCGGCGGCGCCTGTTCAAGTCCTTCAGGCCGCCGTCGAATACCTGCACCAGGTGCATGAAGGCATCGAACGGCTCGACCTCCGTTTCACAATCGCTGCACCAGATGCGGCGCTCCTTGTCGTCGTAGACCATCTTCCGGTGACGGCAGGACGAAACGGGGCGGCGGGTAAGTCCTCGTGCCACCCGCAAGTCCTCGATCTGGACGACCTTTACGCCGTATAGGTATTCATGGGGTTCAATGGGTGCGTCGCTCACTCCCCACCTCCCGCCTTCCTGGCCTTTAGCATGGCGTCGGCGGTCTCATAAGCTACTGCGGCCATGTCACTGATGACGTCACTTCCGCTATGAAACCTGCCGACCATGGTCTCGTTCCAAAGAACCTGCTGAAGCCCGCAGATAACTTGCGCCGCGAAGTAGTCTCGTAGCGACATTCCGTTTTGAGGCCCAAAGCCTTGGTTAGGAGTTCTGCTGTATGGCCTTGGAAACGCTGGCCCGCCATTGTCTTTCATCACTCCCCACCTCCCATAGACTTGCCGATCTCGGCGGCGGCGCGGACGATGGCGTAACGCGCAGCCGCGCATGGGTCATCTCCAAGCGGCCAGGTGACGGTCTCTAGGGATTCGCCTTGCCACCAAGAAACCTGTATTTCACGTTCAACCGAAATATCAAAGCGAAGCTTCACCGCCAGTCTCAGCGCGTCGCCGTCGTCATCACGTGGGTTCCAGTAATATTCAACCCCAGTACTGAAATTGATCGGTTCAGCCAAGACTGGATCAATCCCCGCCGCCCGCGCCGCCAGTTCGAGTAGCGTGCGGTCGTTCATTGCGTTGCTCCTTCTAGAGCTGCGTCGATGATGCCGTCCAGGTCTTCACAGTCTTCGGCTCCATCCCCGTTGATAACTATCTCAATGTCTCGGTACATGACGTCCCATTGACGAGTGCAGCTATCCCGCAGCCACCGGTAGCGCACGGCGTCCTTGCGCAGCGCCTCATAGTCTTCAGCGAAGAACGGCAGTAGCGTTTCGTGTCGCAGTGGAACTCCATTGGCTGCATCGGAAGCGTTGTCCAGAACATTCTCCGGGGCGTCCAGAGCGCCGAGCACTTGATATGCCTCGGCGGCGAACCTGCGCAGATGTTCCACCTCGGCAATCAGCGCCATGATTGTTTTCGCTGAGGCATTCGCCGCCGCCTGCATCTTATCGACAGGACTCAACCCGTCGAGATCCTCTTCGTTCCAATCATCGGTGCTATGGAATGCCTTACCTGCACGCGCGACTTGCTCCAGCACGGAATCCACCAAGTCGCATCCAGTTGGATCGAAGCCGTAGTAGTAGGCGTCGAGATTGCGCGTCGCTGTCGCCCTGTTGATGTCGGTCATTTGGTGGTTCCTTTGTCCAAGGCCTTGATGATCTTCGGCCACAGTGTGTTGTCGTTGCTGCGCCAGGTTGGATCATCCACTACTGCCTGTAGCGCGCCCCGCAGAACCTCGTTCTCCGCCTTGAGCCGCTCTTTCTCTTTCGACCAGTCAAGCCATGCGTCAATGTCGTAGTCGCCTTTCATGCCTTGACGCAGCCTGTCGCTCTCCGCCTTGAGCCTGTCGCATTTCTCGTCCAGCACCTTGATCGTCTCGTCCCGGCAGGCGATTCCGTCGTGAGGCGTGCGCTCGTCTATCTCCAGCCTGGAGCGCAGCCCGTCGATCTCGTCCAGCAGCTCTAGGATCAGTTCAGGTTCAACGCAGTCGTAGAAGTCGTGCAGCCTTCTACGCTCTTCTCCTTCGTCGGCGCAGCGAGACACGTCGCATGCCTTAGCCAGCCTCCGCAGCTCTGCGTGGTCGGACATGATCTGGTCCGCCTGCTTCACGCTTTCCATCAGTTCGTTGAAAAGTGGCTCATCCATTTTTCTTCACCTCGGTGCCGGCTTCGCGCGGCAGCTTCTTCCTTTTTGGCGTGCTGATCGGATCGCCCAGCTTGAAGTCGAGGCGAACGATGTAGGCATTGTTTTCCTTGCAGATGGCTCTGTTCTGCCGGAGGGTCCTGAATTCCCAGCCAAGTTCCGGTTTGAAATGCGACCCTCCAAATTCCCAGAGCAAATAACAGGAATCGGAGATATAGAGCACCTTGCGTCGCGGACCTTGAACTAGTGCGTAGCCTTTCATTGCTTCACCTCTATTCCGGCTTGCTTGATGAACGCTGCGCAGGACCAGATGGCGCCGTTGACCATGTGCGCAATACCAGCGGCCATGTCGATGCCTTCCTCGTCGATGTTGAAATGCTCAACAACCTCTTCGGCGGTGATCGTCGGCGGCAGCTCCACCCTCAGAGCCGCGCGGCTGGCTTGCCAGGCTTGCCACATCGACGTGTAGCGCGCAGCGACTCCGGCAAGATCCACGTATACGTGGACGTTATCGGTCTGCATCGGGAAGTAATCGGTGTCACGCCACTCGATGCCTTCAGGAATCGGGAAGCGGTCTTCAAATTCCTGTCTCATTGCCTGCTCCATCTGCTCAACTCCTGTCCTTTCAACTCGGTCTGTCTGTAGAGTTCCTGCATATCCTCGACGACCCGGAAGATTCCCAGGACGAAGAGAACGATGACTATCACTGCCAATATGGTTTCGTTGTCGTTGTCCACGGTTGGTCCTCCGGGGGTCGGATTCGTTGATTTGGGGTGGCCTGTAAGGTGGTGCCAAGTAGCTTGGTTTAAGCGCTGAAACCCAGTAATCATGCGGGTTTCAGGCTGGTGCTTAGGCGGCCTGTAAGCGATGCCTGGATTCCGGCATCGGTATCAGTCGCCCGCGGCCTTCGAGATCAGGTGCATGAGCATTTCGCGCAGTTGCTCGCGCTCTAGCACTTGGCCGGTTTTCGCGTACTCGTCGGCCTGGCGCAGGATCGCGTCGATCTCAATCTCGAACATCGGCGAGAGCACGTCTGGCTCGCACTGCTCGAGCAGCAACTGGATTGCTCGGGTCGGGTGCGCCATGGTGATGCCGAGCCAGTTGTAAGCTGACGCGGTGCGGTAGTAGCGAAGGCCGGCGATCTCATGCCGGCGCGGCGGGCGGAAGGCTTTCGTGCGCATATTCAATCCGGGTAGTGGGTAGACCATTATCCGAATTGCTGTATATGCGTACAGTGGTTGGCGATGGGTGGCTACGCAACGTCCTGATGGAGCTTCGTGCGTCGCCACTTCTGAACCGCTTGCCCTATATCTTCCTGGGTGAACGTTGCCCCGCTGAATTTCCAGACAAGGCATCCGTCAATTGCATCGCACTCAGCTAATACAGAGCCGCACGGCATCTTGATATCAACGGGTTGTAGAAGCATATCGGTAAAATCTTCAGGATCTGCATCCATCCACCCTCCGACGTGCCGCTCAACCTCGGACACAACATCTTCCACTTCGAAATCCCTTCGAGACCAGCCTAGCGCAGCGACGATCGCGCGAACCCCGCGCTCCCACCGATCCTTTCGTACTAGCGCGCCGTCCTGGCGGAACTCGTAATCTTCGACCTTGGCGTCACGAAACTCCGGCCGGCGAAAATCCAGTTCAGTTACCTCTCTCATTGCTTCCCTCCTTCCTGCTCGCTCAGCAGGGCGCGGAGTTCTTGATGCGCTGCGTAGTTTTGCTGCGCATCGAATATGCCGTCGATATCATCGCTGTCGAGCAAGCGTCGCAACAGCCCCTCGCTGACCACCACATGGCCCTCGGGGACGGCATAGAGAGGCACTTTGAACGATCCGTCATCACGCGAACGAATCGATCGATCCGCATGCTCTTCCAGTTCCACAACCTTGTCGCACCATGTGCGGCTACCTGTGATCTTCCAGGCGTCAGCCATTGCCGTTCTCCTTGTCCTGGTTGAGCAGGGCGCGAAGTTATTCAATCAGCCAAAGCGGGGTAGAGCCCTGGCAGTTAGTTGCCATAATGAACTCCAAGGCCAGCCTCAACAGCCCCTCGCTGACCGTCTTGCCGTTGAGGCGCGCCAGTTCGTCGAGGCAGGCGTTCCAGTGGTCAGCACACATGTCGTATTCATCACTGGACTGCTCGGTTTTAACCATACGCTCCGGTACAACCAGTATGCTCCGGTCTGCGACTTGCTGCCGGAGCGCACGGGCCTCCGCTTCGAGCGCGGCGTAATCTTCCGCAGAAACGTAATCGCCTTGCGGATGCTCGGTCATCTGGTAACACCCTTGGCACCACTTCGCACCGCCATTCGTGCAATCGAACCGTTTCACGTCATTCATTATTCGACTCCTTTCGCCGGTGCTTCGGTTACACCTTCGGACTCAATGAGGCGTATCAGGCGCGCACCCTCTTCGGGATGCCAGTTCAGCTCGGCAATCTCACGGGTTCCAAACAGCGTTGGCATCCGGCCGGGATATTGCGTGGCCCATCCACTCCACCCGGCCGGCACCACCACCCTTGCGCGCAGTGCCGCGAGTTCGGCGCGAAGCTCCTCGATCTCCATCTCCATGCCGCCGCACTGCTGGCGGGCAGCATCTCCCTTTGCTGCTGCGTCCTCGGCCATGGCTAGTTTGGTACGCAGTGCCGCGACTTCCTCCCTGAGCGCCTGGGCCTCGGCTTTCGCTGCAATGAGGTAGTCTTCTAGATCAACCTCAGCACCGCAGTGCGGGCATTGGCCGTCTTCATCGCCGCGCTGGGCTAGCGTCATGGACTCCTCGCACTGCCAGCACGTAATTGTCACCTCACTCATGACCTACCTCCTTGCTGGCTGCTCGGCGCTTCTTCATGATCTCTGCTACGCCGTCGGGGTACGTGATAGCCACGGCCCCGGCTGCAAGAGCTGCTGACTTCTTCGACAGGCAGATATCGAAGTGCTCCTTGATGGTCCCGGCATGCTGAAGCCACTTCCGCTGAACCCCGATCTTGTCTGCCATTGCGAGCAGTTCCTCGGTCGTGTCCGCGAGCATGTGGCACATCTTCATGCGGCCAAACGTTGCGTTCATGTCGTCGACGTAAACGGCCATCACATCCCCTCCTTGCCGGGCGCGGCGGCGAGCAGATCCGCAGCCAACAGGTACAGGACCGATTCTGCGATTCCGCTTTCACCATCGCGGGCGGCGGCGTAACCAGCGCCGTTGTTCAGGTTCATGACGACGATGCGCTCTGCTGAGCGTTCGATGCGCCACCCCTCCGGCACGCTGTGCTGAGCCTGGGCTACAGGGGCTGTGTAGAGCTTCGTACCGACAGGGAGTTTTGTCGCGTAGCTATGCCGGGTGATCACCGCTTTCAGCGTTCCGTCGCTTTCCACCACTTCCGCCACCGGCTCCTGCTTCTCCAGCTCGACCATCCTGGCCAGGGCGGCGTCTAGGCGTTTCGCATTCTCGTCGCGCTCGTACATCATCTTCATACACCTGTCGAAGCTGCCTGAAGGATCGCCTTTGGATTCACGTAGGCGCTCGACTTCGGCCAAGGCAGCGTCGCGCTCTTGCTCCAGTTGGGCGATACCAGCAGACAGGTAGCCGTCGAGCGCCTTTTCCGTATCACGGTTTCGCCATGTCTCGGCGAAGTGGCGGGTCATCATGCCCATCATGCGGTGTTCGAGGGCGTCGGCGCGCTCGTTGGCGGCGTCTCGCTCTTTTTCGCAGCGCCCCCAGCCGTTCGTTGCGCTACCGAGCTTGAAGATCAGCTCGGTGTTGCGCTCTCGCTGAGATTGAAGCTCCGCCCGCAGCTCCCCGACGATGCGCTCGTGCTGTTCGAATAGGTCAGCGGCTTTCTCGGCGTATTCGACGATGGAAACGTCGCACCCTGTATCGCGGCCTTCGGCATCCTCGAAGCGCAGATCAACGTTGTCGCCGTCGATGTCTTCAGCGTCCATAGCGCCGATGTTGCGCAGGACGAACGCGACTTCCGCCACCTCCGGCCGCTCCGCCTCTGCCTGCTCAGGCTTCAGTGCTTCGGCAGGCGCTTCGTTGAACGTTTCAGCATGCGGGGCTAGGTTGAGCGGGTCGAGGTCCGACGCCGGGGAGTGTTGCGCCAGGGCGGCGTGATCAGGTGCAATTCGAGCGTGCGTGACCATCCAATCAAACACGTCCTTCATGTCATTCAGCGATACGCCAATGAACTTGCCGTCCTTCGTGCACAGGTCAAGCAGCCTCTCGCCACCCTTCATGAGCATCAGGAAATTTGGATTGAGGATGTTGGGTAGAACGGTGTTGTTCAGGTGATCATTCCAGTCGCGCAGGCGCTCGATCTCGTCAGCGGCTTCCTCCTGGTGGCCAGGAAGTGCCTCACCTTTACGCAAAAGACTGATCAAATGTCGGTCATACTCTTGTGAGACTGGCGATGGAACCTCCTGCGCGCCCTCTGCCTGCTCAGCGTGCGTCGGGGAGGGTTGCGCCAGGGCGGCGCGCGCTTGCCAGGCCATCCAGTACGATTGCGTCTGCGCCAGTTTGTAACAGTTACCAGCGCGCTCAACTGCCTTCGGGTAGAGCCCTTCATCACTGGCCCAGTATTCAAACGCCGCGCGCTCATCCCCGCCTGCCTGCTCTACCGTTGCCTTGTTCAGTTCCTTGCTCACAATCCCTTCTCCTGCCGCTCAATAGCGGCGATGAATTCGACAATCTCTGTGCTGAGGTCCATGGCGCCAATGCTGTTGTGGACCCCGACGTAGCGGTTTGCTCGCTTCAGAAGGAGCACCGCCGTGCGCAGGCCGGAGTCACGCTTGGTCTTCGCCTTGACTTCCATCACCCACCTCCGGGTAGACCAGAACACCCTCGGCGCCCTGGGCTTGGTTGATCGCTATCTGCCTCACCGCTCTCGCGAATAGCAGAATGTCGTCTGGGGTCATGAGCTGGCTTTCTTCAGGCCAGCCGGTGACCGTCACACCGCCAGGGCGGTGATTCGCTGTTAGCTGGTGCATGGGGTTATTCCTGTTCGGGGAGAGGGAGTCGCGGCGCTAACGATGCCCGAACCTGATGCCGTGCTCGGCGGCGATCTTGCGGACAGTAGCGCGGTCAAGGTCCATTGCGTCTGCGGTGGCGGAGATAGTCATCCCCTTGTCTGCGCAGTAACGGACTGTTTGCGATAGCAGCCTGCGATTCTCTCGGCGGTTGCTTTCGAACGCAGCGTGCGCGGCGTCGGTCTGCCCTGGCTTAGCTTTTCGTGCCGACCTACCGTTCCACTGGACGTCCTTGTCTCCCGACATGCCGATTGGGATGGATGCGATCTTTCCGCCGCTGGCTAGGAACGCATCTACCTGGCTGGCTATTTCGTCTCGATGCAAGTCCTGGCTCATGCTGCCACCCCTAGCACCTTTTCCATGCGCTCCTCGAGCAGTTCGTAGAAGGTCTTTACTCGCTCGGACAGCTTGCGTATGTAGGCCTCATCACGGTGGACGCGCACCATGCAAAGCGGCATGCCTGGCCAGTAGCCGAGGAAGTCGATCCACTCGCGCTCCGAAACCCAAAGGCCTCCATAGCACTGAGCCGCGTGCTCGGAAGGCAGCTCGCCTGCGATGATCACGCTAACCAGCTTTTCCGGTACCTTGGTTTTCACCTCTATCAGGCCGTTGTCGCCGACCAGTCCATCCGGCGAATAGCCGATCCCGTGGTTCAGAATGATCCCGGCCTGTTGGATCTGATCTGGCTCGGTATCTGTGCGCAGGCAGTACAGGTCGCGTACAACCGGCTCAAGCTTGTGACCCCTGGCGCTGCTACCGTTACCACGCCATGGCTCGGCCTCTGCTCCGGTGATGCGCTCCCCAATCAGGCGGTCCATGTATGTGAAAGCGCCAACGCCGAACCCTGCTTGGCCTTTGCCGTTAACCATCAGCACGTCCAGCTCGGAGCAAGTTGCTATTCCAAGACGCGCATCAAGCCACTCCTGGGAGCCCTGCTCCAGGTCCTTGAATATCTGCATGATTCACTCCTGGGAGCGCTTGGCGCGCTCGCGAGCCTTGGTGAGCCGTGCCAGTGCCGCATCGAAGTCGGCGGATGGGACACCCTCAACGGAGCCGTACATAGCATCGAAGGCATCTTGCGTGTCCTGAAGGCACTGGGAGAGAAGGGCGTTCAGTTGCTGCGCCTGAGCTTGGGTAATGAGCTTCTTTGGCGGCACAGCCGCGTTGCCGTCGTCGTCCTCGCCGCGAGTGGTGATGTTCAGCAGTGCGGACAGCACGTAACGCTTGCCGTAGCTGACCGATGATCCAAGAGACTGAACGGCGTTCTTGCTGCCACTTGTGTCTAGCGGAACGAGCATCGTCGTCTGCTCTCGGTGTCCGGCGCAATGCATCAGAATTCCAGTAACCGAAACGCCAGTCTGAACAGTCTCGACGCGGAAGCTCACTGCGAAACCGAACCGCTGCATGATCGGCTTCACGATGTCGTTGATGTCTTCGAAGGTCGCGTAGTTGCTGCGCTTTTGGCCGTTGACGGTGATAGCGCCACGCTCGGCAATGCTCGGCAATTCGCTTTGCATGGCGGCCATGGATGCGTTGAACTCAGCCTCTGCGCTGCGGGACTGCATCCGTTCGTGCATGGCCATCAGGCGCTCCATTTTCTCGATGTCACACGCCGGATCGGCTGCGGCGCGCTGGATCACTTGAAGGATCGTTGCCGACTCACCGGCTTGGATGACGGCAGCACTTTCCTGCCGCTGTGCAACTGCGTTGCTCATCGGTTGTACCTCAGTATCAGGAGTAGGCCGCGCATGCGCAGCCAGTGAAGGGAGGGGTTAGGCGACCGATCTTGGGTCTTCGGTGCCGTGGTTAAGATGGCGCTTGATCAGGTACTGCCGCCATTCTTCGGATACTGTTGGGTAATTTGGCTTCGAGAAGTCGAAGCTCCATCCGTTGCTGCGCAGAACAAGGCCGGCATAAAGGTCTTCGCCGTCATCGACGTGCATGACCTTCCCATCGACAGCAAGGCTTGCATCCCATTTGGATTCAGCAATTACGGTGGACGAGTACTCACCCCAAGAGTCGTGGTGAATGACTCGAAACGCCATGAGGTTTCTCATATCGTTCTCCAGGTAGAAGGGGAAAGGCGCTTACGGTGCCACTCGGCAGCGTCACCCCTGCGGGATGAATAGCGTTGCGCTAGAAGCCGCTGCTGCGGGTGTTTTCTTCATGCCGCCCACCGCCCGCTGGGGAAGCCGCAGTTATCCGGATTACCGGCCTGCTGCGGACAGGTGCGTAGCTTCTGCGGTGATGATGCCGCCCCAGATCGGGCCGGCTGCGAGAATGAATAGGTACAGCAGACCGCCGAAGAGGCTGCCTAGCCAGATGGCTGTGCGGCGGGTGTTCATGGCGCATCACCCTCTCTCGTGTGGTTGAATGGCGAGAAATCCGGGTGATCTTCGAACGGGCCGCGCCAGTAGGTAGCGAACTCAACTTCGCTTAGCATGCCGTCATTTTGATATGGCCCGCTTTCGTATCCTCCGCACCGACAACTTCCGCCTGTCACTTGTTGCCAGCCAACGCCAACGTCTACGAACTCGGCATCAGTTGTTTCGCCGCACCATCTGCAATGTGGGCCGTTCATGGCGTAACCATCCCCACAAAGGCCCAGGCGAAAGCGCCGATACCGCCCAAAAAAAAGCCGCCGAAGATGGTTACTTGGGCGGCCTCTTTCAGGTCTATGGTGATGTTCATACTCGTCTCTCCCTAACCAGTCGTTCAGCGTTCTCGATCAGCGTTGCTTCGAATGCGCGGAACCAAATGCGTTGTGCGAGTTCCAGGTCGCCTCGGCGCACGGCCAGAAGTAGCTGTGTCATCGGGCACTCTTTGCTGTCTACCTCGGCGAGCCATTCAGGCACGAATCCAGCAAAGCCGTAGACCGTGAACTCCGGCCCGATAAAGGGCCTCTCTTTCCGGTCATGGAACGGCACGCAATCACCGTCTTCACAGTTCAGAAGCTTCCCGACTTGCTCAGTGACGTACTCGCGGTCGTCGTCATCGTCGGGCGGCAGCGCGTTGTCCCAGCGCTCCTGGGCGTATTTCAATGCGGTGTTCATATTTCACCTCGCGTTCGCGTGCATGCGGCTGCCCTGGTCTTGGATGGATACCCACCTACACAGCCGGATTAGGTGGCAATCAGTGGGCGCCAGGGCATGCGCATACAGGCGAAAAAATGCCCGGACTGGCCGGGCTAAGAGGGGTAGGGTGGGGATGGCCGGACTCTCACCGGCGGCTTAATTGGTCACTGCCAATAAGCTATTACCGCTATTCGCATGCGATACTCATCCCCATTGAAGGGTTGCGTCCTTGCCGGGAGTCAGTCTTTGCTCTTCTCGCGCACAACAATCTCGTGTGTCGCCAGGCAGTCTCTACAGATAGCAGCCATGTCGCCGCAGTAGTCGAGCTTGCAGTTGGTGCCGAGCATCATTTCTTCAGCCTTGATGGGATACCCCCACGAGTCGTTGCCGTTCTTGTCTGGCCACTCGTAGTTCAGGTTCGCGTCGTAGAAGCACTTGCTCCCACATGCGTCGCACGAGTAGTAGTCACCAGCTGCCATATCTCGCCTCCATTGTGTATGCGCAAGGGCGCGGTTAGGCGGTGGCCTTGGTAATAGCTTGACGTGCGGCTCGAATAACTAAGCTGTCATTCGGATATCCACTGTCCTGCATCGATGTGACAGCCTGCTGGAGTGCTTCGAGAAGATCAGGAGCGGCAGCGATCAATTTGGCATTTGCCTCGGATTCATCTCGGAACCGCGCATTCCAGCCAACGATGTCTACTTCATCCACTTGGCAAATTCGTTTGTCGCATTCCGCAAATACGCCATCAACACCGTCGATGAAGTCCACGGTCCACGGCCCAGGCGTGTGCTTGCTCATTCTCTTCTCCTGCCTGTCAGGCGTCTTGTGGTGGTGCGGGTAGTGGCATCCAGTGGGTGGTTTCAGGTCGCTCTACATGTCCAGGTCCATCGGCACAGGTTTCGATGTGCTGGCAAGAGTCCTCAGCCAGCATCCAGAAACCGCCTTCATCCGAACCTTCGTCAGATACCCAGCGGTCGAACTCGGGAGCGAAACAGCCCCAGCCAGGCCACTTTCGCCAGACCATGACTTCATCCAAGTTCTCAGGGTGTCTGTCGCTGCACTTAATCCACTCACTCATCTATCACCTCACCAATACATAGTCAGAAACAGGACAACGAATAGCGCTGCGAACTCAAAAAGGGTTGGCATGGGTTCCTCCTGGGAGGGAAGGTTTTTGTTAGCGCGGCATCTACCGAAAATCCTCTGCGGAGCAGGGCTCTGGCGACGGCGGCGCGGTCTTTGTGTGAATGGGTGGCCTGACGGAACAGGCCCAGATAGCTGTTGGCGATCATGCGTAGGTCTTCATCGGACGCCACTGCGACTCGGCGGTGAGCTTCCGAGACAGTTCGCTTCCGGGTGGTTCGTCGCCATCTGCAATAGACCGCTTGCGGCCTTGTAGATGGAAAGCTCGGTGTGCATCGCCATGGCATCCCCCTCCTTGGGAAGCCGCCCGTTGCCGGGCGGTCAAATGAATGAATTACTGAATGATTTCGCTGCGGACGGGGCGGACGCGACGCTCGTCGTACTTGACGTAGTGGTCCTGGGTGCCATCGAGGAAGTGCACGTAGAAGGCGTCGTAGGCGGAGCGCTGCGTGCTCGACCAGTACCAGCGATCCGAAAAACCGGACAACTCGCCTGCTTGTTTGGTGGAGAACAGAAGAGCCAGTTCCAGAGCAGAGGGAATGAATACGCCGGCTCCGATCTCCAAAGCCTGCTTGGCAATCGGGCAGCCAGCTTCAGCCATGGCGGCCGTATTCGAAGCCCCGTCTCGGTAGCTGACAGCACCGCCCACGTCCTGGCCGTATTCGCCCCATTCGCCAGTGAACTCTGCGCTCTTGCCAAGACCGATGTAGGCGTATTCCTTGCCATTCAGCCAGTGGCGGGCAAAGAAGGTTCCATCAGCCAGGGGTTGGCCGATTTCAGGAAGCTCACTCGGGTTAATCGAATCAGGGATTGTGGTGCTCATGGTTGGTTTCCTTGTCGGGTTGTGCGTGGTGGCTGTATGGGGGAGTGGTCTGGCCGGTGCTGATCTCCGGCATGGCGAACGATCACATGCTGCTCAGCTGGCGATCAGTGCCTTTCAACCAGCGTTCACGTCTTGCGCATCAGCCTGCGCATTCAGACCACTCTCCGATACAGCCTGGCGATGGGGAGCCAGGTGGATCGGGCCTGCTTTGGGGAACCCGGCAGGCGCGGGCGGCTGGCTACGCAGTCCTCATGCCGGGCTTCTCTGCCGGCCCGTGCCGGCCTTCAGCAATTGGCCCGTACTCGAAGTCTGGGGGATCCATGACCCTGGGTTTATTCTCGGCAACGATCAAGCGGTTGATGTCGAACCAAAGCTGTTCGCCGATCTTTCCGTCGTCTCTGATACCAGGGTTAAGAACTACCTGGATGCAGCCGTACAGATCGAAGCAGACCGAGGTAACCACGCCCTCGAAGCCAGTCACGCGATCCCTGGCGCGATACCCAAGGATGGATAGGTGTTTATGTACGTTCATGGTTTCCTCTCTTCCCGTATCAGGGCAAATGGAGCGAACGCCGGGCGCTTCCCCGGATGCGTCAGGTCTGGCTGCGCTAGCCCCTAGACTCGTTCGCTGTTCGATGGCGGCTCACTCGTCGAATTCGACGAACTCGCCCTCGGCATTCAACTGGTACCAGGTGTCCGGCTCTACGCCGTTCTCCCCGACCTTGCTGGCGCGGATATGGATTAGGCGCCCCTCGTCGTCACGATGACATAGGACGATGGCGCTACCAGCAGATGCGCGAGCGCGGCCGTCGATGCCCAGGGATGCGGCGACGGACTCCTTGCCGCTGACCTCGGCTGCCGAGTGGTTGCCGGTGTTCGACGCTGCCGATTGGTAGCCGGTGTTCGACGCTGCCGATTGGTAGCCGGTGTTCGACGCTGCCGA